GAATTTTTCTAATGATGTTTGTACGCTCGGGTTTTGTCCTGTAAATACTGAAGCCGTAGTGTCTAATATTTCAGGAGCCCTATGTTCAGGTGTTTGTTCATACCAACCCGCACCTTTTTCAAAGAACATATCTTCTGTCGGGTTGGGTGCTTTGGGGTATCCGTCATCATATACAGGGTAATCACCTCGAACGGTGTCAACGGAGGTAATTTGTGTTTGTGTTGTAAATCCAGTATAGGTAACACCTGAGATACTAAAGGTGTCATTAGGGTTTAAAACGGGTATTTCCTCTACTTTTGTACCACCGGTAATGGATGCGAACTCAGCATCAAATTTATTAACGTTAATTGGTCCGTCAGCCAAATAAATAATTTCATTAAAGTCAATAAGTGCTTCAGGAGCACCAATCATTCTCATCAAGGCTTCGATAGAACGTCTGGTACCCTTAGATTTAAACAAGTACGCAGAGTTTAAGATTAAGTTTCTATAATATTGATAGTCTAATTCTGTTGGTGTTTTGTCTCTTGATTGACCTTCATATATTGTGTTGTTTTTTGTCCCAAAAATACTTTCCAAAAAATTATCTTTGGTAATCATGGATATATTTGGGTCCCAACCCACCGTTTCGGCCAAGTTTTTAAGTAGTTGTGATGGGATGTCGTCTTTGACAATATAATTTACTGAGTTAATATATGCCAATGCATCAATAAATTTCTTAACTTCATCAAAACTTCTTCCGTAAATTTGGAACACCTTTTCGACTTTTTGTGTTGGGGTATCGAAATCCCTTAAGGAACCCGTGGTTAAGAATCTTGTTATAAGGTCGCTCTTATATGCATCCAAATCATCTGCAATTAAATTTAATTTTTCAAGATATTTTTCAAATTTAACCGTTCTGATATCCAAATTCCAATTTCCATCCAATGCCCATGTTACCGAATCTTTGGCTTTAAAAAACTTTCCGTCATTACCCTCCCTTAATAATTCAAATTTGGCGGTATATTTGGGTACAACCATTCTATTTAATAAAAAATCTTCAACCTCATCGAATGGGTCTTTAAAAGATTTTTCAGTTTCAAGATTATTAGGCTTTATAACCAAATTTCTTGTGGAGTTGGTCTCCCCATTAAATGGATTACCTTCGACAGTAATTTCTACCGTACCAGCGGATAATCGAATAGAAGGTTCGAAGTCAACAAAACTATACCCTTCTTGAACATCAGAAAAATATAAAGAATATTTTAAAAAGTTTTTGGTTAGGTTCCTTAATGGGCTGACTTCCATAGGTCTAACCTCAATATTTCTATCAGCATTTTGTGAATAATCAATATCAAAAGGATTTTTAAACCTTTCGACGTTAATATTGAATGTTGTTATACCTTCAATGGTGTCGTATACGATATTTTCCGCGGTGTACCCCGTAGAAAGGTCATAATATAAATAATCCACCTCAATAGCAGCAGGAAAATAATTGATTACCCTAGTTACAGATACCGAAAACCTTTTTCTTGTAGAGCCATATAATGTGAAGTTGGTTACCTTGGTAATATCGTAATTCGGATAAACCTGAAAGTTTTTTGCCATAACAATTTTGGACTCCTCCAAACTTTCAAAGTCCAAATCGCTAAGAGAAATAGGGTTAGAAAAGACTCCCGTATTGAATGTCCTATTGACCTTTTCAACAACGTTGGTGGTGAACTCGAAATTGGCTTGCGTAAGACCTCCCCCCTCGGTTAGTTGGAATCCAACTAAATCGTCAGAAAACGTACCTCTAGCATTAGGTGGTGCTGGGGGATATCTATACTTTTTATCTGCCATTATTGAGTTATATTCGTGAAGTTTTTACTGAAATCTATGTTTGAACCTCTGTTTTGTCTAACTTCATATAATAGATTATTAAATTCATCTCGAACCTCATAAAGATTGTATTGTTTATATATATTAAGGTCTTTATCGTATAATGTATAAACTCCGTCCTCGATAGATTTAGTTTGATTTCCATACAACGCAATAGCCAAGGTATCGATATCATGTTCCGCCATTTCAATATCCAATGTTATTGGATTAAAAAATGTGTTTGTTATAATTATTTCTTGGTCAGGCTGCCCAATAAATGGTGTTGCGTTAGGTTTGTTAGATGGTGCACTAGTTGGTGTTAGTGTACAAAACATTAGGTCGCTACCGCTTTCAACATATCTATATCTAATCGATTTTTGAGATGTGTTCGTTAAGTTGGTTACAACAGGCTCACAATAAAAAGATGAGGTTATAATTCTATAAAAATTAGCAATTTTAGTTCCATCGTCATTTAAGTATTCTACCCTATGACCCACTAAACCCTGATTTACAAACTTGTTCCTATACTCTGAAGGTACGTTATTTAAATCTACAATAATACCCTTTACGTTTGGTAATGCCGATAAAACTCCACAATCGGTTATCGTAGTTCTAATTTCCGCAGGTCTGATATATAAAGTGTATATTCCAATTTGATTGAATTCCTCTGCAGGAAGTTTTAAATTGTATAAACCTCCCAAAATTTCTATATTGTTATTACCCCCAGTATTCGAATTGTGGAAATAAGGTGTTAATATGTCCACCGCATTTAATTTTTTTAAGATAAAGTTATTCGTAACATCTCTCGATGGGGTATAATTGAGTATTATCTCCACGTCCTCAGGGGACATATCTGCTGGTCGTGTTGTTCCGTAAGTACCTAATGCCATATTATTCTTGTTCGTTTAGTTTAAAGAATCCATAACCGTATCTTACAAGGTCTCCCATGTTGTCGACTTCACCAAGTCTTTGTAAACCTTCGAATGCGCTATTTTTTCCTCTATCAATAAATATTTGTGATTGTATTTCTGGTGAGTTAACTACACCAAACAATACTTCTTCTTTTGTAATAGGTCCCTCAGTCAACATTTCTTGTGTAAATCCACTAGAATTCATGACAAAAATTGTGGTTCCGTTAGGGTAATCGTAGTAATCAACACCGAGTATTGTATATCCCGTATAATTAATTCCGATGTCTGTTACTCGACCATATTCTTGTCCTCCCTTTTGTACGGTAACTGAAGTGTCATATTTTGTTGGTCCATATAATTTTAAGTCTGTCAACCTTGAATGTGTAAACCCTGATAAAACAACTGTTTGGTTATATGTTTGAGCGTTTATTGTGTTTTCTGAATCGCCTGTAAAAATAAAATCATAGCTAATCGGTATGTTTGCCCAATTACCTCCTTGTGGTGTAAAAGTAACATTACCTAAAGGATTTATTATTTCTATATCTTCTACAGGTGTATGTATTGTTTTTTTTATTCTTGTATTACCCCATGGGTTATTTTGGTATAACGTTATGGTGTATTGCGCAGGTATAGGTGGATATTGGTGTTCAATATAGTTAGGGAATAATGATGTAAACGGTTCTATTGTTCCGTCACCCCAATCTATTGTATATGATGAAAGTTTTAAAAATTTTTTTAGTTCGTCAGAAGTGTTATATACCTTCATCGCATATGGGAAATTTGTATCTCCACTAAATATAAAATTCGTTACAATATCTTTTTGTAATATAAACCCATCAAAACCACTATAAAAACCCATATCGTCAAAGGTTTGAGTAAATAATATTGGTACGGTAAGTCCCGTCAATAAACTTTCACCCATCGTTCCTCCACTCAATATTTGTGACATTCCGGAATATACACCAAACGTATTTCCACTAACCGTAACATCAAAAATATCACCTCTAATTGATTCGGGAGAAATTTTAATATATTGTGTTTGTTGTTTCACTGAGGGTTAATATATTCATACCAATTTATGGGTGTAAATGTACCCACCCTTTTTAATGTGTTTGTGTTATATACTTGATAAGTATAGTTTTGTTGATTAATAGGTACTTTATAATAAAAGTATTTTGACTTATCAAAATTAAATTTATTGGGTATCGAGGATTGTGGTGTGTTTAACATCCTAACGAATTGTCCCGTTTTTGAGTTAAAGAATTTTGCCCCCATATAAAATTCTTTTGGTTTTAAATTGTCAGGCTCTTTTAACCAATAAATAAAATAACCTTCTTTATCACCAATATAATCTAAAACAAAATTAGGTAATTTTATTTGCGAATTTTCGGGTGCGTTTATTGTACTTGGGGTACCAGGATTACCTAAACCAGGTGGGTCCGGATTTATTGTTCCTCCCGAACCTGGCGGTAATGGTGAAATAGATGGTGTGGGGGTAATACTAGGTGTGGGGGTTAAAGAAACGTTAGGAGGTTCGTCGCAACTACCTATTGGTGTAATATTAATGTCGGGGTTTAATTGTCCGGTAACAATAAGTGCGGTAAAACACAAAACTATTGTTTGCTCACCATTAATTATTATACTTTGTTCGTTAGAGTCACAATCATAATAATTTATTTGTATTGGACTATTTCCTGAGTTATATATTTCATATTCATCACATGGTAACGTTGGTGGTTCAGGGTCAGGTGTCGGTGTAGGTTCAGGACAATCACATGAACCAACTAAAAGGTCATCTTGCGTTTCTATAAATGTTTGCCCAAGAAATGGTCCTGTGGAAATTAAGTTTGGGTCTGTAGTCACATAGTCTAAGTTGTAACATGTACCAAATAGGTTTTTACTGAAGTTTTCATTCTGTACACTCGAATACCAACTACTAAACAACTCACTGTCCATATATACATCTCCGGGAAATCCATTTCCGTCACAATCACTAAAGACCGCCAAATACCCAATTCCACTATTATGTGAAAACTGTGGTGGTGTATTACCACCAAAGTTACTCTGGTTAATTGGTTCCGTTTCAGATAATCTAGTTTTACCCTGTTGTGTAGGTAAGACTATGGTAAAATAAATCTGTTGGGTTTCAGGGTTTAAGGTGTCATAGAAGTCAAGTTTAAAGAAACTATTTTTAAAGGCGTTTATATTAAAATAAATTTCTCCATCAGTGAAATCTATATTTTCATATAAAGGAATATTAGTGAAATTATAATCACTGACCCATAAGTTATTGTCGTTAGGTGTAGTTGTCGCAATATCAGTGCTTCTATCGAAAAAATGAAATTTATATTCTATATTATATTTTTCATTATTTTCTATATCATACCAAACGTTGTGGTTGTATCTTACAACTTCAAAGTCTTCTATTGGGTTTATAACTTTTTCGATTACATTATTTTCATACTCATCTATTAAATCGTCCTTACCCAATAAATCATTATTGATTTGTATAGGTATATTAATAAACCTATCGTTTGTGTTAATATTAAATCTAAATTTATTCACAGTCGTCAGTTATTGGTGGGAAAATTAAATTATTATTGTTGTTTAGGTCTTTTTCCATCGGTGATATCAAAAATAAAATTTCTTTGAATGGGTAGTGATTACCATTCATAAACGGTATATCTACTCCGTTACCGTCCGAATCAACATATCCGTATGGGTATAAGTCTCTCCATCTCCACTCTTGTTCGTAGTATGAAAGAAATGAATAATCAGGTATTAAATCTACTTTATCTTTATCTCCCTTTTCTATATAATCAGAAAAAACCCTTAAGTTTATTTCATAATGTGGTTTGTATGTATACCCGTTAGGTAGATTAGGTTCACTGTTATTAAATAAAATTTGTGGGTTAAATGATATTTTATGACTTATAGGACTTAATTCAATTTCTTTTTGTTCCCAATCATTAAATTCACAAATACCACCGCTTAACGTGTCTCCAGTTTTGAAATCTGAATTATAATAAAATGTTTCTCCGTTGATTTGATAACTTCCGTTAGGTATGGTGTCTCTATTATCAAAATTATTTATGTCCCACCAACTATCTATTCCCTTTGATAAGAAGTTTAAGTCCCATCCTACTTGTATTCCTGTATTATTATTAGGTAACCATGGGTTATTAAACCATCCCATATAACCCTTGTTTACTATAGTTACAAATAGTTTTGTTATCGGCCTATTTAAATTATCTCTAAGTGGTGAAATATCAATATCCTTATCAAAAGAATAACCAAAAGATTGTGTTCCTTGTCGTTCTGATACCCTTTCAACAAAATTAGGTGTTAATGCAGAATACTCCAATTGTTTTACAACAGGGAAAGGGTTATTTTCAAATCCCATTTTTGTTAATTCTATATTATCTAAAGTTGTTAAGATTTTATGTCTTCTAACGTAATATTTAGACATAGTCTCACCACTGTTGTTTACGTCAATAACCCGTTTAAATGTTCCAATAGAATAGTTTCCAAATAATGGGTCTTGATAACCATAATCAAAAATAGAAAATACCTTTTCTTCATTTCCATATGCGACGTCACCTAAATCGTATACTTCAAAAAATCTTTTACCCGCAATAACATTATTAGTATAAATCCAATCTCCAATTTGTAAGTTATGTTTATAACCACAATAAAAAGTTATTAACCTTTTTCCATTTTCTAATCGGTTTATTATATAATATGGAACACCCTCATTTACTTGAAAAGAATTGATAATATATTGAGGTTGTTGGTTAACTATAAAGTCAACTCGATGTTTTATTATTTGATTTTCATAGTTT